GAACTGTTGGATGCAAATCCAATTGAAACAAATGCAAGCTCCAATTCTGCTAGTACATCTGTACTATTCAAGAACAATAACTTAGTTCTTAAGGTAAATCACAGAGATCATGGTTTTGAGGATAGTGGTAATTCTTATGTTTTCTATAGAACTGCATTAGAAACAGGTGGTATTACTGCCTCTACTATTAATAGTAACTTATTCCAAGTTACTAACTCTGGAGTTGATTCTTATAATATTAATTCGCCATCTCAAGCTGCAGGAAACTCTGTTGGTGGTGGTACTTCTGTATACGCAAGTCACAACAGAAAATTTGAAACTTTATACCCCCAAATTCATTATCTAACATTTACAGGAACTTCTCTAGATGTTTCTGTAAAAACAACTAATGTTGTTCCTGTAGATTCTACAACTACTAACTATACTTCTTATTCTCAAACTGAATTTGAAAAGACTTTCTTGAATGAACCACATTACTTTACAAATCAGAAGATGATTGCTTCTGATATTAATGAAACTTTGAATAGTATTTCAACATCTCTAAATTATAAGATGCAATTATCGTCTAATGTGTCTCATTTGAGTCCAATTATTGACCTTTCAAGTGCATCTGTAAAAACAATTAGTAATAGGATTGAAAATGCTACTGGTCAAGAGACCAGATTTGGTAGAAGAGATCAAGTTATTGAATTTTATCCTGTATATCAATTTGATCTTGCTGGTAATGCTGGAACTGAATTACAAGCTAATCAAACAATTGAAGGTCAGACTTCTAAGACAACAGGAACTATTGCAAGAGTTAATGGTAGTGTTGTATATGTTAGAGTTAAGACAAGTCAATTCTTCCAAAAAGGTGAGAAAGTAAATCTAGGAAATCAAACTGCTTTAACTAATGTTACTGTTGATTCTAATCCAACACAAGTATTTGCATCTATTGAAGATGCTTCTACTATTGTAGCACGTAATCCTTCTGTTATTCTTGAAACATATGACAACACTATTACTGGTAAGACAGTTATTTGGAATAGTCAGACTCAAGAATTAACTGCTAGAGTTGATATCAAACCTATTAATGATAACTATACTGATAGAATTATTGATAATGCTTTCTACAATAGAAATTCTGTTGTAGCTGATCAGATTGCAGATATTTTCCGTATTGGAGACTTTATCAAATATCCAAATCAACCAGACGAAGAAGCAAATTATTTGGAAGTAGGTAAGATTACATATTCAAATGGTGTTGACTTTGTTGCAGAAAATACTTCTAAGAATGGTTCTGCAGTTGCTAAGTATGTAACTAAAGAAGTTGTTATTAATAATCCAGCAACTGCTATTGATGTACATTTAATGGCAAACGTTAAAGATATTTCTAATATTGAAGTTCTTTATAAGTTCAAGAAAGCATCTAGTCAAGATAACTTTGATGATATTGATTGGGTATTATTCAATGGTAACGGACAACCTGATACTTTAGAATTAGCAACTACAGAGAATACTATATCAAGTGTTGTTGAAAAACAATCTTCTTATCAAGATCTTAAGTATAGTGTATCGGATGTTGAAGAGTATTCTTCTTTTGCTATCAAAATTGTAATGAGTAGTGTTGATCCTGCATTTGTACCTAAGATTCAAGATATTAGAGCAGTTGCTGCATTCTAAGTTCCGCGTATGGACTATATCAAAGTTGAAGGACATGATGGTTTGGTAAGAGACCAAAACACTGGTGCCATCATCAATCTGGACGATTCTGCGATCACTGCAAGACGTAAGTCAAAACAGTTAGGTTCCGCGTTAGACGACATAAATATGTTGAAGACTGAAGTCTCTGAAATCAAGTCCCTACTTATAGAGTTAGTAAAAAATGCCAGCAATTAATGTCGCGCGTACCGATACCTTTGAGCTACAAAGGCAGAAAATTAATAATATCGCAGATGCGATTTTTAACATCTCTGATGGAGGAAGTGATCTTTCTACAGGTAATTTAAAACTTGGAAACGGTACAAAAAACGTTCCGTCATTAGCATTCACTACTGATTCAACTTTAGGTTTATATAAACCCAATCCTAAAGCTATTGGATTTGTTAGTGGAAGTAAAAGAATTATTAATGTTCAAGAAGATTCTTTTGTTAGTTTTAAAGATTTTAATGTTATAAACAAATCTCTGAATACTGCAGGGATGGTAATTGATGCTGCTGGATCTGGGTATGATACTGGAACTTTTACAACAATAGGACTTGACGGTGGAACTGGTACTGATGCAGAAGCAACCATTGTAGTTGCAGGGTTTTCTGGTGCTATTACTCAAGCAGGTGTAGGGTATAAAAGTGGTGACCATGTAGCAATCCTTTCAGGAGGAAATGGTACAGGAGCTACAGCAATCATGCGTGTTCCTCAAATAACTTTAACCACTACAACTGCTGGATCTAATTTTGCTCCTACTTCTTTTACTGATGTTCCTTTAACTGGTGGAAATGGTACAGGTGCAAAAGCAAATATTGTATTTAACGGAGACCTTAGTGTTACAGCATCTATTACAGCAGGTGGATCTAATTACGTAGATGGTGGATATAATGGTATCTCTCTTTCTGGAGGTACAGGTGCAGAACTTGCTGTTAATATGGTAGTTAGTGGTGGTGTTGTTACTACTTGTACGGTTACAATTTCTGGTAGATCTTATATTGTTGGTGATGTTTTAACTGTAGACGCTGTTGCATATCCATTAATTGTAGGTGCTTCTGGTGCTGGATTCCAATTCACTGTTAGTGCTATTGGTGGTAATGGTGCAGTGCAAGAAATTACTATTTCTGATAGTGGACAAGGATATGAAAACGGGGATGTTCTTTCTGTAAACCTTACAGATGTTGGAAACTATGCTGGTGCTGTAGCTCCAACATTTACGATTAATAATAATCCAGAAGCAGTACAAGATTTTATTCTTAACGCTTATGGAAGTGGTTATCAAATAGGAGATGTACTTTCACCATCTGGTGATCTTACAGGAGTAAGTGGAACAGTTACTGAAGGATCCTTTGGCGTTACAGTTCCTGATAGTTCCTTGATTGCAGTTGGATCAATTGTTACACAAACTGGTGGAGCAGGTGCTCTTAAAGAAGGCACAGACCCAACTATAGTAAGAGTTGAAGAAATTGTTGATGCAACAATAATTAACGTTAACGTTATTGCATTTGGATCTGGAGCTGTAACACTAACCTTTTCTCCTCCATATGGAACTCCTTCTACACCTTTACAATATACAGTTAGTCAATTAGGTGTAGTTGACTCAATTACCATTACAGATGGAGGTTCTGGATATGATCCAGGAGATGTACTTACAGTTGATGCACGAGATCTTGTAAATCCAATTCCAAAAGTTGTAACTGTAGATGGTTATGAGGTTATCATTATGGATACCCCAGAACCTGCAGGTACATTTCAGTTAACTGATACTATTGATTTCCAAAACGGACAAATTCTTCCTATTATTGCAATCTATACTAACGGTAGTGGACAGGAAACAGGATTTGCTGTATTAGGAGCTTCCCTTGCATTTGATTTAAACGACTTCCTTATTACAGGTGCTGCAACTAACTATACTATTGATGGTGATCCAGTTCAAAAATTTGCATATAAAATTGATGGATCATATGTATGGGATAACGATCCTGTATATGTTGATAGTAAGTATCAATTTGATTATTCAGATCCTTCAAACAGTGGTCATATTTTTGGATTAAGTCAATTTTTAGACGGAACAAATAACGTAGCCACAGCTCAGGGAGTTCTTGATAGTGCTTCCCTTGTTGTTTCAGTTCCAGGAGGAGTAGGTTCAATTCTTGTTGGTACAGCAGTAACTATTGCAGATGATGCTGTTGTAAGAGATGGTGAACTTGCTACAGGAACAAAAGTAGCTTCTGTAGATTCTGGAAATAACACTATTACATTAGATACATTACCAGCAGCTTCTGGTTCAGCAGATCTTACATTTACAGGTGTTGAATTAATTACTGGTGTTGTAAGAGATAACGTAAACTCTACGTTAACTTTAACTGTATCAAGTGGTACTCCATCTCCAGTATATGTTTATTGTGGAACCCAAGGTGCCCCACATGTTGGCATGGCAATCTCTCCTAGTGGAGTAGAAAACAAATATGTAGTGGATCCATCTAACCCTAAAGTATTTGGTACTGGAGCACAATTCTCATCCTCAGATATTACAGAAACTACAAATATTTCTTTTGAGGTTGCTACTGGAATAGTTAACGCAACAACAGTTAACGGCACAACATTAGGTTTTACTAATGGAACAATTGGTAATTTAACATCCACTACCTCAAAAACAGGAACTCTAACTGTTGATACAATCAATGCAGATTCTGCTGTAGGTGGAGCAAATAAAATTGATGTTAATGCAGGAACTGGTCTGTCAATTTTAACAGGAGACTTTAATATTGGTACAACTGTTCAAGTTGATAATGTTAGTGGAAATATTACAACTTCAGGTGCATTAAAATCAACTGGAACAATCAATTCAAATGATCAATTGGTAATTGAAGATAATAAAATCTCTTCTTTATCTGGAATTGATATTGAATTTGAACCTTCAGGAACTAGTCAAATTAAGATAACATCAACTAGTTCTCTTATTATTCCAGCAGGTGCAACTGATCAAAGACCAATTGTATCAGAATCTTATAATGGTTCAATTAGATTTAACACTGAAACTAATCAATATGAAGGTTATTCTGCAACATCATCTGCTTGGTCATCATTGGGTGGTGTTAGAGATCTAGATGGTAACACATACATCATAGCAGAAGAAACTGTTGGTGCTAATGATAATACATTGTGGTTCTACAATGACGGTGTTAATACTGTTAAATTTACACCACAGTATCTAGAATTTGAAAATGTAAAGAAAATTAGATCACCAAATATTACTGCTCCTGATTACAGTGAGTGGGTATCAAATAGTTCAGTCTCACTAGGTGATTATTTAAAACATAGAAATAATATTTACGAAGTTACTGCTGTTGCTAATCCTAGTGGTACCAATTTAACAGGAACATCTGGAAATAGTCCAGTTCACACTTCAGGAACTTTAGTAAACGGTGATGTAGATCTTACTTATTATACAACTGCTGTAGCAAACCTTACATTTGATGAAATTGCTGAACTACAGGTTGATCCATTAGGATTTACAGATTTAGTTGTTAACAACGAGCTTCGTTTATCTGGAAATACAATATCAACAGATGTTGGTGATTTATTATTATCACCAAACTCTGGACAAAAAATAACCATTGATGCTAAAACTTCTTTAGTTCTTCCTGTTGGAAACAACAACGAAAAAGGAAATGCAGCACAAGGATCTGTAAGATACAATACTGATGACAGTCAGTTTGAAGGATACAACGGAGCACAGTGGGGTGGTCTAGGTGGTGTTAAAGATATTGATCAGGATACTTACGTTCAGGCAGAATCAAGTCCTGGCGCAGATGAAGATATCTTATATTTCTATAACTCCAATTCTAATACACTTCAATTAACACAGACTGGACTTGATTTTTATAGTGTTGATAATTTAAACTCTCTTACATCAAATGAATTAAATATCAATGCTTCTACAATTACATTTGATAATCTAGCAACTACATTAGATAATACAAGTACTACAGAAACATTCTTATTCTCAACCAAACAGCATTTTGATCTTGGTTTATCTTCTGGTCTTACAACTGATCCATTATTAAGACTTACTGATGAAGGTGATATCTTCTATAACTTAGGATTTGGATCTGGTGTATATAATGGTGTAAAACTGTTTGATAGTGAACTTAAAGAACTTGAACTTGCTGATTATAAAATTATATCTAAAAAGGTAGTTCTAGAAAGAGGTACACTTAATCAAGGTGATGCTATTTTATATGATCCAACAACTGCTAAGTCAGCAAAAGCTCAATTAACAGCATTAAATACCACAACAGGAGAAAAACAATTTGTAGAGTATTCTGTAGTTGATGATGGATCTAATATTTACTTCACAGATTTTGGCAACATTACAACAGGAGATAATTTATTAGATACCGTTTTTGATTTTAATGAATCTAGTCAAGTTAGACTAACATTCACATTAAATAGTAATTTGACTTCGGGAGATGATGTTGAAGTCACTGTTGTAACACACATCACTAAGAGGTAAAAATGGCAGTCAATATAAAAACATTAGATTCAACAGGAGGATTTTCTGTTGGTAATACAACTTTAGTAAATGAACTTAAGGATGTCAAAAACGTCAATAGTTTAGAAGTAAAAAATTCATTTTATTCTGATAGTTCTACTTCTCACTATATTATGAGAGGTATTAATACTTCAATTCTTTCTATAGATAATGTCAATACTAATGTTTCCATACCAAATAATACAATTAATTTTGTGGAAACTTTTATTGTTGGTGTTAATGACAATGCATCTGGAAATATCTGCACAAAACTAGATACTGTTCTTCAAGTATCTAATACTGGTGTAGTAACTGAACTTTCTACAATGACAACTATTGTCAAAGATTCTGTTCCATCAGGTCAGACTTGGACTATTAATCCATTTGTATCTGGTGCAGCAAATACTTTCAGTTATTCAGCAACTCGTGCAGGAACAACTCGTACAATTAAATGGGTTGCATACGCAAAAGTGGTAAGTATTGACTGGACTTGATTCTTAGTTACTAAATAGAAAAGAGAATAATAAAGTCTGCAGGCTGGATAGAAAATGAGCTTTAAGTTTAATTCTGACAAAGAGCAAATTAGAGCTAATGCTCCCGAAATTATTGGAGATCAGGAGATCACCTTAAGATCTGGATCAGGCACTGATGAAAAGGAGGTCTTGCGTGCCCTACTTGAACCTAGTACGAAAACGCCTCGTATTGGTATTAATAGAACTGGAAATAGAATTGATAGAATTGAGGTAACTAATCCAGGTTCTGGTTATACAACTCAACCTACAGTTACTATTAGTGCTCCGCAGGGTGATAATCAAATCCAAGCAGCTGGTTCCGCTTCTATTTCCCCCGAAGGAAGACTTGTTGGTGTTCTTATTGATAATGTAGGTGCTGGTTATACATCTGCTCCTACAGTTACAATTAGTGGAGGAAATGGTGTAGGTGCAACAGCAACGGCATACCTTGACTCTGTTGATTACGAACTTGATATTAACGGTGCTATTAGAACTTCAACGTCTATCATTTCTGATACGGCGAGAATTCTAAACCTAGACATTGATAATTTGGTTACTCCTGACGCAGCTTACAGGGCACCAAATCTTAAAACCTTTATGAATAATACTGGTGTTCCATGGGCACCAGAAAGGTTACTACAAAAAAATACGTTTGTTTATCGTGGTTCTAACGTATACCAATCTATGAACGTTGGTACTACATCAGTAGATCCTGTAGATCCACCTCTTCATGTTGATGGAATTGCACTTAACGGTAATGAATTAAATGATCCTGTTCCTGGTGTTCAGTTTAAACATATCGGTTTTCGTGTATCTGATCCAAACGAAGTTTTCTATAATACAAGTGGAGAATCTGGAATATACCCAAGATCTATTACTCCACTATTAGGTGATAGTTCTGATAAGATTGCAACTACAGAATACGTACTTAACCTAGCAACGAATGATGTTGGTGGTCGTATTTACGTTTCTCAATTAATTGGTGATGATAATAACGATGGTCGTTCTCCAGTTAACCCAGTTAGAACAATTAAGAAAGCATGTCAGTTGGCATGGGAAACTCCTGGTGTAAAAGAATCTATTATCGTTGCTGGTGGTGATTACACGGAAGACAACCCAATGTCTCTTCCACCTGATGCTTCTATTGTTGGTGATAACTTACGTCTTGTTATTATCCGTCCTGCAAACCCAAGAAAGCACATCGTTAAGTTTGGTGATAAAAACTACGTTATTGGTGTTACTTATAGAGACCAAGAAGGTGCTGATACCTTTACTTGGGACTTTGCTATGGTCTTTGACGATAAGCAAAGGGTTACGTATGATTTTGATCAGAACGGAGATGCTACAACTCAATTCCCTGTAGGTCATCAGGTTTTTGGTGATTCAATTTTTAGAACAACATTCCAGTCTAACGGTGGTCTTAATAATCTAGTAGCTGGTATTGAACTAAAAGGTGTTAACGCTGGTGGTATTGTTACATCTAGAAATGTTCAATTTGATGAAACTACAGGAGCAAGTGCGTATGTTAATGGTAAATTTGATTTTGTACAAACATCAGGTTCTGTAAACGCTGGTGAAACATTAGTATTCGCTGGTTCAAATGCTGAAAGATTTCAACCAAGTACAGCATACACAGTTGGTACTGTTGTTTGGACAGAAGATAATGTATACAACGTAACTGTTGCTGGTACTTCTGGAGAAAATAACCCAACTCATGATACTGGTGCTGCTAATAATGGTCCTGATACTCTAGAGTTTACCTATTTAAGAGATACATATTCTCTTGTTACAACTGACATAATTTCTATTAGACCTGAAGGTGAGGTAGTATTTGAGAACAGACCTAATTTAACAGATCCACCACTACCAATTAGTAGAATTGATTTCTCACAACAAGGTCAAGCAGCAATTGCTACTGGTGGTTTTGGAGACTATGGAACACCTGAAGATCTTGGTGGTATTGTTTTCTATACAAACCCATTAGTTGAATCAGATAACATTCACGACTTCAAAGAAGGTGAAGAAATCTTAATTCAAAATCTATCTACATCAGCTCCAGACTTATCAAGTTTAAATGGTAAGCAAAGAATTTATAAGGTTATTGAAGATCCTGATGGTAGATCTAGACGTTTTGTTATTCCCAAGAAGTTACCTTCTCTAACTAACGATAATTATGATCCTGGTCAATTTGCACAAGTTCAATCTTATTCTAAATCAGTAACTTTATCTCTACTTAACTCTCCATTTAAATTTGGAGAAGCAACTCCTGTAGCCAGAAGATTTCAAGATGCTTCTCTTCAAATTAGAAATAATAGAGAGTTTATTGCTGATGAAGTTGTAGGAAGAATTAATGATGAGTTTAGTAAAGATTATTATTCAGTATCTGAAATTGGTGGTACTCCTACTAACACTGCAACACCTACAAGTGCTGCTTATAACTCTACAACTGGAGACTTAGTATTTACTAAGGTTAACCATGGATTTGATGTTGGAACTGGTATCTTAATTGCAGATAACAGTCTTACATTTACTTGTTTGATGGATAATAATGCTACAGAGCATACTTATCCTAGATCAGGTGATCCAGCATCTGGAAGATCACTTCCAATTACAACAAAAACTGCTGATACTTTTACTGTTAATGTTGGTATTTCACCTGCAAACGCATTTTTTACTCCACAGGGAGGGACATCATATAATCCATCTACTGGAGATTTAGTTCTAGAGATTGGATCTCATTCTATACCAGTTGGAGGAAGTGTTACTATTGATAGCGAGTCCTTGTCATTTACATGTGACATGGATAATCGTTACGCAGCTAAGCAATATCCTCGTGTAGGAATAGATCCTTATGCTGTAAGATCTATTCCAGTTACATCATCTACATCAACTTCCATTACTGTTAATATTGGTGCAGCTCCTGCAGACAAATATTTCCAACCAACTTACGCTGAATATGATCCTACTACAGGAGACATGGTATTTACCATTGGACAGCATGGTTTAGGTGTAGGTCGTAATATTACTATTGATAATGATTCATTAACATTTACTTGTTTACAAGATCCTTCATCTCCTAAAACTTATCCTCGTTCTGGTATTGATCCATATGCAGATAGTAGATCAATTGCTATTACTGCTGTTGGTGCTAGTTTACACACACCAACTAATGCTGTATATGATGCATCAAATGGTGAAATTACATTCACAGTTAATGACCATGGATTCCTTGAGGATGATTATGTTAAGATTTCAGATAATTCTCTAACTTATTCTTGTGCTATAGGTGGTAACTACACACATCAATTTGTTAGTGCAACTGGTGGAGCAGTAACTTCAGGTGGTACTTATACACACACATTTGTAACTGCTGCTACTGATTCCATTTTAACTGGAGGAACCGATTTAACTCCCAATGGTGGAACATATACTCCTAGTTCTGGTTTATTAGTATTATCATTTGCAAGTGCTCACAATCTTTCCAATGGAGCTAATATACAGATTGCTGATAATGGATTAACATTTACATGTGATATGGATAATAATGCTACAGAGCATCAATATCCTCGTCCTAGTGATCCTGTATCTGGAACCAATTTATCTATTACTTTCATTAGTGCAACTTCATTTAGTGTTAATGTAGGTGCATCACCTGCAGTAAGTCATGATGTCAGTGATGCAACTTATGATCCTTATACAGGTGAATTAGAATTAACCATTGGTTCTCACAGTCTTGTAGGTCAGTCAGAATTTTCACCTACTACTGGTACATCATATAACCCAACAACGGGTATTATGAGTATCACAACATCTACAAATCATGGTTTTGTAAATGGTGATAAGGTTAAATTAGATGATGGTGCTGTAACATTCAGTTGTACTTATGGTACTGGTAATCACAACTATGTTGGTGGTACCGCAGCTGGTGCAGTAACTGCAGTTGGAGGTGTTATATTTGATGTAACCAATGCTTCATATACTCCTAGTTCTGGTGAATTAGAAATAACTATTGGTTCTCATAGTTTAACAACTTCCAATCAAGTAATAATATCTCCTGAGTCTTTAGATTTCCAGTGTGATGCAGACGGTTATAATACAACTCATTCATATCCACGTCCAACTGACCCAGTAGCAGGAGAAGCTATTGATATTAGTGCTGTAACTGGTACAACTATCACAGTTAATGTTGGTATTAGTAATCCTGGTACTGCTTATCCTCGTGGTCCTAAGAATCATACAGTAGCGAATGCTACTTACGATCCTGCTGGTGGTGATATGGTACTTACCATTGGTGCTCATGGATTACAAGTTGGAGATGCTATTAAACTAGCTCCAAATTCACTAACCTTTGAATGTCCTGCTGCTGTTGGAACTCATGCATTTGTAACTGGTGCTGCTGGTGCTATTACAGCAAATGTTGGGGGACCATTTACTGCTGCAACTGGTACTTCTTACAATCCAACAACGGGTGAGATGGTACTGGAGATTGGTTCTCATAGTTTAACTACTGCTAACACAATCCAGATTGCTAATAACGGTCTAACATTTACTTGTGATGCTGATAATAATGCTACAGAGCATCAATATCCTCGTGCAACTGACCCTGTTTCTGGTGAGAACATTGCTATTACAGCAACATCAGCAACTACTATAACTGTTGATGTTGGTGTAGCATCAGCAACTAATCAAAGTTCATATCCTAGAGCAAATGGAAATGACTATGCTTACAATACTGATCTAACAATTTCAGCAATTACTGGAGACAGTATAACAGTTAATGTTAATGGTGGACAAGGTGCTATTAGTATTAATTCTGTTCACACATTTGTATCTGCTACAGCTAACGGTGTTCAGACTGGTGGTGATCCTATCAGTGGTAAGTGGATATCAGTTTCTAATGTAACTTCAAATACTTTTGATATACAAGTATTAGATACAGTACCTTCCACAAATACAACCGCACATACATTCTTAAGTGGTGCTGCTAATAGTATTACAAAGAAAGGAACATCTGTTAGACTTGATCCTGACTCATTAACATTTACTTGTGATAAAGATGGTAATGCATCTCAACACACATACCCTCGTGCAACTGACCCTGCATACAATACATCATTAGAGATTGTATCAACAACTGGAACAAAAATTACACTTAATGTTGGAAAAGCAGATCCTGGTAGTTCTTATCCTCGTCCAGGATTTGATCCTATCAGTGGTAGATGGGTTCCTATTTCAGTTATAGACGTAAACACATTTAAGATTAACGTTGGAAGTTCTTCTTATACTGGCACTCATACATTTGTAAGTGCTTCTGAGAATGCAATTTCACGTCAAGATGGTACAATCACTATAAACGTAGGTGTTTCTTCTAATACTACTGTTCATAGTTTTGTAAGTGCTACATCTAATGCTATTAGATATGAACCACAATCTACGCATTATTTTGAAAGTTCTGCAGCAGACGCCGTTAAGTTTATGGCTCAAACTGCTCACACATTTGTAAGAACAACAAATAATAATCTATCTACTGGTGGTAGCAGCTTTAAGATTTTCTTAGGTGCATCTAGTTTTGCACACACATATATTAGTGGTGGTACTGTTAAATTTGGTGGTGTTACTTACACTGTAACTAATTTCACTTATGATAATCTCATTACTGGTAATGCAACTATTACTGTTAATACATCAATTCCTGGAATTGCAGAAGATAGTATTGTTGAAATTGCTGATATTTTAGTTGAATGTACTATTCTAGGTGTAACAACACAGAAAAAATATCCAAGCTTTAGTATTCCAATTAGTGATGAAACTTGTAGGAGAGATATTAGACACTTCCTTAATGCTCTTATACAAGATTTAGAATTTGGTAGTAACAATAATATTATTGATGGTGCTAAGAAATATATTGATGCTACAAATAATTTTATTGATGAGACTATTGACTTTGAGATTATTCAAACTGTACGTGCTATTGAGTATGCTAGAGAATTAGCTATCTACGCAATGCGTAAGTGGCGTACTGGAAATGGTACTGTATCTGATCCTGTTTATACTCCTGTATATTCTAGTCTTGACAGATACTTTGACCCAACTATTATTGATGATACCACTCCAGCTGGAGCATGTATTAATGTCAAATCTGCCATTGATACTCTATCATATCTGTTTGTAGATGTATTAGCAAACGATGCTTCTGGAACTGTTCTAGATGGTGCTTATTTAATTGCTAGAAATAGAGATCATATTGTAGATGAGGCATACAATGATGCAAGAAATCAATTCCCATCATTAGTTCTTAATAATGTTGATGAGCGTAAATGCCGTAGAGATATCAATCTTGTAATTTCTGCGTTACTAAAAGATTTAGTTCTTGGTGGAAATGATGGTACTGTTACTTACGCTGAACTATATTTCACAGGAACAGAGTTAACAGGTGTTCCTACAAGCGAACTTCCAGCAACTAGATATGCATTTACTGCAGCAAGAGATCTATGTATTGAGGCAATTCGTAATTGGAATGATGCTAGTGGAAACCCAACTACAGCTTCATTCACACCAATTCCAAGATTTACAGATAATACTATCTTAGCAGATCCTGCTGGAAATCCTTTATGTGCTTCTACTGCTGCTTCAATTACAACATTATTTGGTCTTCTTGATGATATCTTAAGTAGCACAATTGATCCTGGTGCTACTACTAAGAATAAAGGAACACTATTAGATACAGCAGGTTTATACACTTATGCAGACAGTGTTATTAGTGATTTCAATGGTAATAAAGTAACTGTTAAAGCAACTTATGATGACTATCCCATCATTGAGGCATCTCCATATACACAGAACTCATCTGTTATCTCCAAGCTAGGTGGCGGTGGTGCTCTGGTTGATGGTTCTAAAGTTAAGCAACCTAACTGCCCATTCCCTGGATTGAATCTAGATGGAACTGCTAAGTTCCCTAATCAGGGTAAGTCAATGGTTGCATCTGCCTTCACGATTGTTTCTGAAGGTGGTATTGGATACAAGATTACTAATGATGGTTATGTACAGTTGGTTTCAGTCTTCTGTATTTTTACTGCAGATGGTATCCTTGCTGAGTCTGGTGGTTACGCTTCTGTTACTAACTCTGCTTCTAACTTTGGTATCTACTCTCTAAGAGCAAGAGGTTTCAGTGCAACTCCATATATCTTTGATATGTGTACTGTTACCAATGTATCTTCTACTCCTACTGGCAGAACAATCTTTACTGTAAGTGGTCTTGGTAGAGAACCACTTGAGCATTATGTTGTTAAGATTGATGGATTTGAAAATGTTAACCCAGAAATTGAATACTTTGTTGATACTGTAGAAGGCGTTACAGTTGGTCCTCCTTTCTCTGCTCAATTAACACTAGAATCTGGTTCTGGTGGTCCTGCAGAATTTAAGAATAGCACTACTGATCAAGTAGTTTCCCTAGCAAGTTTGATTGGTGAGTCAGTTAAGTTACATAGACCATCTATTGTTAACTCCTCATCTCATACTTGGGAATACGCTGGTTCTGGTACTAGCTATCTTGCTTTACCTGAAAACGGTGGTACTAAGATTGAAGCAAACGAACAGGTATCGGAAGACTATGGTCGGACATACGTTTCTGGTACTGACGAACTAGGAGACTTTAAGGTTGGTACATTTGCAAGAATTGAAAACAGAACTGGTAACATTACCTTTACTGGTACGGTTACAATCTCTGAAGTTGAATTCTTGAAACTTAAAGGTGGTGATGTTGTTGTTACTGGTTTTGATAACAGCAATACACTTGGTGGTGCTAACTCTAGTGACTCTAAACTACCTACACAGAAGGCAGTTAAAGACTTCATCACTAACGCTTTAGGACCTTATATTAACAAACCATTCTCTACTAACCCAGTTCCTAGAGCATTGGTTGAACTTACCGATTCTGGTAAGATTTCAGAAGATCAAATTCCACCTCTACGTCCTTTCCAGGTTTACACTATTGCAAACCAAAATGAAAGACTTGCTATTGAAGGAGCATTAGCTGGTGATATCGCAATTCAACAGGATACTACAACATCATATATCCTGAATAATGATAACGAAAGTTTGTTTACTTCTTTCGCAGTTGACCCAACATTACAGTTTACTATTAGTGATGTTTTCACTGGTAATATTAGTGGTGGTAAGATTCAAGCAACTGAATACAGACAGGGTGTTGTTTATCAGGTTAATATTACCGATTCTGGATCTGGATATATTACTCCACCTGTTGTAACAGTATCTGGTGGTAACCCTCAAGCTGGTGCCGTAGACGCAAACATTACAACAACCATTGCTAATGGTCAAGTTGTAATTATGAACATTGAATTGTTCAATGGATATGTTGGTGGTAAAGGATACACTACTCCACCTACTATTACTATTGCTGCTCCTGCAGGATCTGGTACTCAAGCAACCGCAACTACTTTAATTGAAAGTAGATTGTATGGTGATATTGTAAACAACATTAAGATTGTAGACACAGATACTATTCTGTCTAGTGATCTTCCTGCTGAGACAATTAATATTAATCGTGTTATCAACACATCTGCTGACAATAACAATAACTGGGTATCTCTATCTACTAACCAGATTGCTGCATCTGATATTACATCAGGTGTTATTTCTACAGCACGTTTAGCATCTAACGCTGCTGGTGTAGAAAGTGCTGCTAACTCCTTTACTTTCTTAAGAGGAGATCAGTCATATTCAGCTGCTGTACAAACAATTAAAGGTCCTGAGACAAGATACTTTGCTCAATTAAAACTTCAAGCAAATAGTGGTTCTTCTCAGTTAATCTTTGAGTCTAGTTCTAATTTCCTTAAGGGTCATGAGGTAGATCAGATTACTGGTATTCAGGCAGACACAAATATTGATGGTGTTCTAACTGAATCTGGTGAAACAACTATTACTCTTGATAAATTCCTAACAGCAACTCTTCCAGCTGGAACAGTTCTAGAATTTAACAGAGGTAAATCACCACTAACAGTTGAGTCTTCTCAAACAGAAGGTGGTTTCGTTGAAGAAGTTGTTGTTCAAAGTGGTGGTTCTGGATTTACTGACGGACAATATTTCAACTTACCTCTAACTGGTGGTGCTGGAACTGGTCTAAGAGTTAATATAGTTGTTAATAGTGGTTCAGTTACTGACTGTACTATCGTAAATGGTGGTCAAGATTATGGACAAAATACTGCAAGCTCAAATGTTGACTTTGTTATATCATCTTCTCCAGCAGAAATTGGTGGAGGAACAGGTCTTAATCTTTTAGGTAAGGTTACAACAGTTCTTCGTCAATATGCAAACGTAACAATTGACGTTGACAGAGTTAGTGATCTAACCACATCTGGTGATCCATATGGAACATTGGGTGTTGCTAGATTCTACAAGCAGCAATTCTTGATTGGTCTTGCTGGAAATGGTTCTGTTCAAATAAACACTGGTCCTGATTCTGGTCTTGATGCTGATACACTTGATGGAGCACAAGGTACATTCTATCTAAACTCTGGAAACCAGAATGCTGGTACTTTACCAGTAGAAAGACTATCTGGTACTTACAATATTAATATTGCTAACCAGTCTGGTAGCACATTAAGACTTAAGACATCAACTAACTCACCAACTGGTAACCCATCTCCTGATGAGTTTGCTGCTGGTATTATTGCTGATACTAAGAACAACTCTGCTGATGGTCTAGCAGATGGTGGATCAAGACACGTTGTAATGACTATCAGAAATGGTGGTACTGACTTTGATGCTACGTTTGGTGGTGTAAGACAACTTGCATTCACAGATGCTAATGCTGATGTTGGTGCTGGTATGTGGCTTCGTGGATCTTACAACAGTCCAGCAAACTCATTTGGTAACTGGCATGAGATCTGGCATTCAGGTAACGATGGCACATTAAGTGGTCTAGACGCTGATAAGATGGATGGTCGCCAAGGAACTTGGTATCAGTCTGCTCAGCATATGGATTATGGAGTATTAAGTAATGAAAGATTACCAAATCTCCAAAGAGAGAAAGATATCTTAACCAAAATCCGTGTTATGGATTGGGTTGGAAATGTTAGAGTTAACGTTCTTGTTAGAGACGAACTATTAAATACATCACCATTTGTAGCTGGTCAATCAGTTAATCTGTATACAGCAAGTGGTATTGCTAGAGGTTCAATTAGTATCACAAAGGTAGAACCAAATCAAGATACCAATGATGCTGCTAATAACTACACATTAATTACTGGTAGTTTGACTAATGGAGATTATAGTTCCTTTGATGATGCAGAATTTGTTGGTACTGGTGGTGTAGGTAATGCATACCAATTCCAAAATTGGAATATTTCACAAGTTGATGATAATGCAGATGGAGATATTGATGGAACACATGAAATTATTAGTGGAGAAAGTGTTTCTGGTAATGCTCGTTTAAAACTTGGTAGAAAAGATGGTCAATCATCTGACCCTTCTATCTTCTTTAGATCTTCTGCACTTACAGCTTCTGATTATAACTCAGCAATTATTGCTACAGGTGGTGGCAGCACCAATGGTAGTGGTAGTCTTGAAATAAAAGTTGGAAACAATAACTCATTCACTGTTAATGGTAACAAAATTTGGAACGAAGGTAACATTGCTTTCAACTCATCTAACGTTGGTGGTACTGGTGTTATTCGTGATGCAAATGGAGATTTCTCTGCAGGAACAATTACTGCTTCTCTAACAGGTTCAGCATCTAATAATGTTCTTAGAGCTGGTGATACAATGACTGGTGCTTTGAGCATTACTGGTGTTGTTGCTGCCAATCAAGCATTGAATGTATCTGGTAGAGCAGACTTCTTAAGCAATATCACAGTTGCTGATGATTTCAAATGTGGTGATAATCTAATCTTTGCAGATGACTCATTAGATAGAGTTGGTATTGATAAAGCACCTGATAGCAATGATGGTAAGTTTAACTTATACACAAATAATGGTACTGAATTAAATTGTCTAAACCTAAGGGTGATGGACAATGAAAATGATCAAGGTATTTCATTCCAGAACTCTGGAGCTGCTTACACTTGGAATATTGTTCGTAAGAACAATACAGGTGCAGCAAATACTGCACACCTTGTCTTCCGTGGTCAACCTAATGCACCTCAATCAACTATTACTGACCTAGTTGATTACATGACCCTGTTCTCAGGTGGTGATGTTCAGTTTGGTGTTGGTGACACTGGTATTGGTACAGCACCTGATTCTAGCTACAAACTAAAAGTTGATGGTGAAATCTACGCAGATACAAGTATCTACATCCGTAATGCAGGTAACAACAATGGTGCTCCACTTTACTTCCTTGGTGCAACTGGTGGTGCTGATGGTTCTGGTGGATACTTAAGCAACTTCCGTGTTGGTAACAGTCTTATTGGTAGTGATATCTTTGAGATTACTTCTAACGATGGTCCTAGTGGAGCTACTACTTGGAAATCAACTCCTGCTATTGCAGTTCAAGGAACTAATAACAGAGTTGCTATTAACTCCACAACATTCGCTGCCAATGGCATTAACATGGCACTTACAGTTGGAGGTAACTTCAACTTCACTGGTGAGATTTACAAGAATGGAAATGCGTTTGTAACTTCTAGATGGACAGCAGCTCCTAACGGAACTGATATCTATAGAGGAACAAAGGTAGGTATTAATACAGGCAATTCAGACCCACAAGAAGCTTTAGATGTTAGTGGATCTATATACCTTACTGGATCATTGAAAGCCAATGGTCAAGATCAATGGTCAGATAGCTATGGAACACTTAAAGCACAAAGAACTACAATTTCTTCTAGTGAGTCTATTGGTAATAACCAACTAGTTTATAGTGTAGGACCTATTACAATTACTAGTGGAAGCACTGTAACCATCGGTTCAAATAGTTTCTGGGCAATATTATAAATATTAAAAAGTAAGCACTGTTAAACCCCTAAAAAAATGTCTACATTAAAATTATCAGCTGTACAAAACGTAAGCGGAATAGATGCTTTTACTATTGAAAGTAATGGTAGAGTGAACATGCAAAGAATGAGAGTTCCTGTTTTTAATGGAACTCCTTCTAGTCCTGTAGCAGGAGAATTGATCTTCAATAGTAGTACAGGAAAAATGAGTTTTTATACTGGTTCTGAGTGGAAATAAAAAATGTCAGTCTTAAAAGTTAATACATTTCAACATACTAACGGGACAACTGGTTTAACTTTTGGTAATCCAAGAACGGAACCAACTAGGTTGCGTCTTCCCGTTGTCAATAACTCTACTTTGCCTGACGCAGGTTCAACTGTGATGGGTGAGATTTATTTCAATAGTAGTGATAACAAGTTATACATCTCTAAAGGAGATGGTACCTATCAGACTAAATCAGGTTTCTCTCAACCTTCTGGAACTTTATCGTATGGATGGAGTTCAGGTGCTACTAATGGAAACTACTCACAGGGACATCCTATTAATATTTGGTTCAGAAGAAATATCTTTAACGTTGTTTACAATGCAAGTGATATATTAAACAATGGAGGAGAAGAAGGTGCTGTCTTTAGAAATGTAAAACATTATGTAAATAACCCAATTAGTGACAGTTATTCTGCTCGTGGTCTTAATATCAGAATGTTCCACACAAATGCTAGTAGGGGTAGTCAAGGACAACCAATATCTGGAGAGTCTAAATTAACAGTTTATTCTGTTGGTAACGGTACTGACGTAGATCAATGGGAAAGTTCAGGTGAACAAACCTTTACTTTCTCTACTCCATTTGAATGGAATGGGTCAAATAATATTTGTATGGAATATTGTACTCATCAAAACCAAGGAAACTACCGTCCTGATGGACAAGCAAGAGTGGTAAACGAATCTGGTTCTAGATATAGTAGAACAGACTCTGGTGGATCTAGTTGTTCTGATACCCCTTATGGTAGTGTTAGTCAGGTACCATCAATCAAAATGGATTTCTTTTAATAAATTTTTAATAACTATGGAACTTACAGTAGAAGAATTAGTTTATTTTGCTAGTTTAAAAAACCACCAATGTGAAAAAGTTCGCAGAGATAGGTATGAAAATTACGATTTTCTGGTATACATTGAAAAACAAATTGACGATCAAATCATTGATCCTCAGTCAAAATTGAAAGAACTAGATGATTTAAAACAGATTAGACATCTTGTGCCAACACCTAATGATGCCTGTCAAGAACTGAAGCTTCTTAATGGGGAAGATTGTGAGGAATGTCAAGGGGTATAAATAATATCATACACAATTACATGTGATTACTATGGATCCAGCAGCATTGAGAAAAAATTTTGAAGAGCAAATTGCTAATACAGTAAAGCAAATTGGAGAACTAGAAGCAAATCTATCCAAAGCAAAAGAGTATAAAATTAAATTAGATGGTGGTTTAGAAACTCTGAATCTTTTAGAAGATAAACCAGAGGAAACAAAAACAGAAGAAACACCAGAAGAAACACCAACAGAATAAATACGAATTCCTTCTTCCTAAATAGGTAAGAAGGGATTTTTGTGTGTAATGGCATCTCCAAGTTCTAAAGCTGAACTCATCACATATTGCAAGAGGCAACTTGGCGAACCTGTTTTGCAAATAAATGTTGATGATGAGCAAGTAAACAATGTAATTGACGACTCGTTTCAGTTCTTTCAAGAGAATTGTTACAATGGCATGGAGCGTTGTTATCTTTATCATGAGATAACTGCTGATGATAAAACTCGTCTTGCAGCAACTGTAACTACTTCTAAGGTTGAAGGTGCAGTAACTACTAATTGGAATGAAGCAACAAATTATATACCTATACCATCTCATGTAGTTGGTATTCATAAAGTTTTTGGAATGGTGGGTAACTCCATTCGTTCTAACTTATTTGGTATTGAATATAGAATGTTCTTAAATGATCTATATGCTTTTGGATCCCTTGATATCTTAAACTACTTTATGACCAAGCAATATCTAGAAACTCTAGATATGGTTTTAAACAATGGTTCATTCCAGCAGTTTAGATATACTCAGCGTCGTGATCGTTTGTATCTTGATATAGATAAAGACTTCCTACAAGAAGGACAGAATCTATTAATAGAGGCTCA